AAAGAACTGGAGGAAGCAGCATGACTGACCTACAAAATCTGAAGAAAATCAAATACATCTTGGAAGAAGAAGTCCTGAACAGGCTGTTTCGCAGTGGCGTCGAATGGGCAAATGTAAAAGAAGCTCTGCTCGTTGTTGACAAGATGATAGAAACAAAAACCAAGAAGGGTAAGGCTGTCAAGTCACGCCCTGCTGCCGCCAAGAAAGCACCCAAAAAGAAAGCACCTGAAATGTTTTCTTGGGAGTGGTGGATTTCATAATGGCAAAGAAGTCTGACAACAAGTACGACCCGACAGAACGTCGGATCAAGAAGCGTACATCAATAGGGGCGGGACACTTATCCCGTCCCAAAAATAAACACAAGAGACTTAACTGGAAAAAATATAGAGGACAAGGAAGATAATGGGATATATTATAACACAGTCTCAAGAAGAAGTAAATAACATAGATGATATTGATGTCATGGTGGACGAGGAGGAAGAAAGGCTTCACGTATTTGAACACTACGATGAGGCTGTTGCATACTTGATGTGTCATGGCATACGAGAATTATCTACAGGTTTTCCCTTCAACATAAAGATAGAGCAGTTACAATGAAGATATTATATATATTACTAATAAGTATATTATATATAACACCTCTAAAAGCAGATGAGTTATCCTGTCTTGCTGAAGCAGTATACTTTGAAGCACGTTCTGAACCCTTCATTGCACAACTTGCTGTGGCTAATGTTATTCTTACAAGAGTGGAGTCATCCCGCTATCCAGATAGCATCTGTGATGTTGTCCATCAGAGTAGGAAGTGGAAGGGTAAACCAATACGAAACAAGTGCCAGTTCTCCTACTGGTGTGATGGTAAGCCAGAGACTATAGCCAATGTTGATGCCTATCAGGAGTCAGTTGGCGCAGCAGAACTTGCCTTGCAGGGTGCGATACTTAGTCAGACAGGTGGTGCTACCCACTATCATGCTGCCTATGTCACCCCCTACTGGGCAATGGACGAAGAGTTTATGATTCTGGGTCAGGTGGGTGGTCACATCTTTTACGTTGACACCCGTAACTAAAAGGAGTATACTGTGTCAGATAAAAAGTTACAGTCAGCTTGGGAAACTCTTAACACTCATGTTAAACAGCTTAAAGCTAGAGTGAAAGAACAAGAGAATACCATCAAGGAACTAAGAGAAGAAGTGGCACGACTAAGACAAACAGAGGCAAACACTAAATGGGTGGAACACAATGACAAAAGTTTACGACTTTGATTGGCACCGTCTACAGAAGGAAGACACTCTAAGAAAAAGTCTTGGATATTCCACAGATGTATGGCAGCTAATGAAGGAGTCAGGATACAATGTTAACAGTGTTAAAGACAGAGATCAGTTTTTCAAAGACTTAGAGGACTTGGAGTGAGATGGCTAAAAATCTATGGCAAAAAGAGCGCAGCGGTTTGGTGCGTGATCTTATCAGGGAATACGTTGATGATGGCTATGAGTACAAAGAAGCTAAGAAACTAGCCAAGAAAGAAGCAAATAATATTATGGAAGATAAAGTTTCCTTTGTACATGATTTATGGGAAGATACATTCGATGACTGTTGAATTGATAGATCATATGGGTAGTGATCTGTCCGTTGTTAATGCTGCAAGGGTAAGCTTCAGCAAGGAAAGCAAGGAACTGTCAGACGGAGATACTAAACTGATAAAGTTTCTGGCAAAGCATAATCACTGGACACCTTTTGGTCATGCCTCTGCACAGTTCAGGATCAAGGCTCCGATCTTTGTGGCACGACAACTGATGAAGCATCAGGTAGGTCTGGTCTGGAACGAGGTGAGCCGTCGCTATGTCAAGACAGACCCGGAGTTCTGGAAGCCTGACTACTGGAGACAGGGGGCGGATGATGTCAAGCAAGGATCACTCAGAAAGAAAGTGGCGTCACAATCTGTGATGGATCATATGTTTTCTGATGCAGAGCGTCACTGTGCTGATGCTTACAAGGCCATGCTTGAGTCAGGGGTGTGTGCAGAACAGGCCAGAGCAATACTACCACAAAGTCTCTTGACAGAATGGTACTGGTCTGGTACACTTATGGCTTTCTCCAGAGTTGTTAAGCTACGCAATGCCAAGGACGCACAGCTAGAGACGAGAGCCATTGCAAAAGATATTGATATTCATATGAGAAAACTTTTCCCTGTATCATGGAGCGCATTATGTGGAAGCTAGTATTGAAGAAGGAGTTTGGTGATGTGGTTGTTCAGAATTTTCGCACGAAGAAGGAAGCAGAAGACGAACTGCGAAACAGAACCGGACTCGTTCGGCATATTACCCGCAGAACTGCAAGAGGAGTTTATGAAATCCAAAAGGGATAAAGACATGGAAGTTCTTATTGAAGTATATAAACCAAAAGCACGAGGAAAGATTGAAACATCCTTCAAGGCAGCATGGCGTGGTCTTGAAAAGGTGGATAAAATCGAAACATTGATATCACTGGAGAGGGAGTTAGTTGCACAAAGAAAAGAAATATCTTCTGAACTATACAAACACAGCAAAGGAAAGTGGTAATGCCCCCGGTTAAAACCCATCAATCCTGTCCCGATTGTGGTGGCACAACCTGTGTTACCGTCAACGATTGGGGAACCTATTGTCACAAATGTCATACCTCAACCCTTAACAAGGATATGAAAGATATGGAATCGGAACCTGTAAAGAAGGTGGTCCCTATGAATACACAGAACAAGGCACAATACAAGTACTCGGATATCTCAGACAGGCGTATCAGTTTAGAAACATGTAAGAAGTATGATGTAACTGTTGTCAAGGAAGGCAACATGATCACGCATCACCGTTACAATTACTATGACGAGAATGGGAAACATGTTGGTAGCAAGTTTCGTCGCACCAACGACAAGGAGTTCTGGTCAGAGGGTGATCTCTCTGGCTGTGGTCTGTTTGGTCAGAACCTGTTCAATCAGGGTGGCAAGTTCATCACCATATGTGAGGGCGAACTGGATGCCATGAGTGCCTATGAACTGATGGGTTCAAAGTGGCCTTCTGTATCCCTCAAGAATGGGGCAGCATCAGCACTGAAGAACTGTAAGCAATCACTCCGTTACCTCAGTAAGTTCGATACCGTGGTGCTGTGCTTTGACAACGATGAGCCGGGTAAGAAGGCAGCACAGGAAGTAGCCAAGCTGTTTGAGCCTAACAAGTGCAAGATCGTGGACCTTGAACTGAAGGATGCCAATGAGTATCTCAAGACGGGTCAGAGGCAGAAGTTCACAGAGGCATGGTGGAACTCTCGCACCTACACGCCAGCAGGTATCATCAACCTTGCCGACCTTGGTGCCTCTCTCTATGACGAGACAGAGAACCAGACCTGCCCCTATCCTTGGGCTGGAATGAACGACAAGACCTATGGTATGCGTACTGGAGAACTTGTCACGTTTACCAGTGGTGCTGGCATGGGTAAGTCCAGCATCATGCGTGAACTCATGTACCATATAATGCAAAACACCGAAGACAACATTGGTGTGCTTGCAATGGAGGAGAACACCAAGCAGACTGCCTTCAACATTATGAGTGTCGAGGCCAATGCTAGGCTGTACATCCGTGAGATTCGCAAGGAGTACACGCAGGAACAGCTAGACGAGTATGAGAAGAAGACCATTGGCAGTGGCAGGTTCTTTGCCTTCGATCACTTTGGCAGCATCAGCAACGATGAAATCCTTGATCGTATCAGGTACATGGCAAAGGGTCTGGACTGCAAGTGGGTCTTCCTAGATCACCTGTCCATCCTTGTCTCTGGTCAGGAGGACAACGGAGATGAACGCAAGTCCATTGACATTCTGATGACCAAGCTTCGCTCCCTTGTGGAGGAGACAGGCATTGCCCTGCTGCTGGTCAGCCATCTGCGTAGGCCATCAGGTGATAACGGGCATGAGAATGGGCGTGAGGTTACACTATCGCATCTGCGTGGCTCTGCTTCTATTGCCCACCTGTCTGATGCAGTGATTGCACTGGAGCGTGATCAACAGGCAGACGATCCTATTGAAGCCAATACCACTACCATTCGTATTCTGAAGAACAGGTACACTGGAGATACTGGCGTGGCCTGTTACCTGCACTACGATGGACAGACCGGACGTATGACACAAATTGGAAACCCCTTCTTGGAGAATGACAATGAAGAAAACTAATGAAATAGCAGAGTCACCTAATTTGGAACCCCTTTGGAATGGACACAACGAAGACTATGGATTTAAAGAAGAGTCTTATGTGTTAACAATGACATTAACAGGTGAAGTTATGGGTACAGGAATAACAGAAGAACACGTTCTTTCTAAAATACAGAAGATGTTTTATTCTCAGTTGGGAGCAAGTGAGATAATTGACTTGTTTGTTAAGGTTAATGAGGGTGATATAGGTATTGATTTTAAAGCAAAGCATTTTCCTCGTGAGGACTGGATGGACGATGAATACAAATGATGGACCCTCTGATAAATATGTTGATCAGTATATTAAATCTTTGAAGAGACGTTATAAATATGAGAAGCTAGAGAAAGGCAAAAGAAAAATGCAGAGCAAGAGAAAGCAATTCGATAAAGCCCTCTATGATGTAGCTGACAAGGCTGCAAAGGATGCTATGGTCACATGGCTGAAGAACAACGACCATACCAGCATTGATACAAACGAAACTACTTACTTCGACATTGTTAGCACAGTAGCACCAGACCTTCCCAGACACCTCTATGAGGTAGAGGTAAAGTATTCTTGGCGAACACCGTGGCCTGATACATGGAAGGAGATACGAATACCCTATCGAAAGAAGAGACTGCTTGACAAGTGGAAGGATGAATGTTATAATGATCTACTTACATTCGTGGTCTTCCGTAATGATTGCAGTCAGGCATGGTTCATGGATGGTGACACTGTACTGAATGCAGAGGTCAAAGAAGCATCCAACCGTAACATAAGAAAGGGCGAACAATTCTTTCACATTCCAATGTCAGATGCATACCTAGTGGATATGAGCAATGATATATGAATATGAGCTTACAGAACTAGAGCAGCGTGTTTGCAAAATGGGAGCAGAGATGCGATACAATGCAGCCCGTTCTTCAGGAGTTTACAATGCAAAAATAGGACCACAAAATAATTTAGAAACTGACCTTTTAGGTTTGGGTGGAGAGCTTTGCGTAGGTAAATGGTTAAATGTATATCCTGATTTAACAATATATCCAAGACAAGGTGGTATTGATCTTGTCTCTAGCTGCGGAAAAAGAATAGATGTTAAAACGACAAAGTATTCTACAGGTAGATTGTTAGCAAAATTAAATACACCATATAAAGATATAGATATATTTATTTTAGTTACAGCAAACTTCCCTAAATTTGTAGTTCGTGGTTGGGCAACAAAGCAAAGTCTCCTTGATCCAGATAATATAATTAATTTAGGACATGGTGAGGGATATGGATTAGAACAAAAAGAATTAAACACAACCTGTTCTTTTTTATAAAATCTAACTTAGAGATTATTCAAATGAAAGCAGTGGTGGACATAGAGACTGACAGTCTCAACGCAAAAGAAATACATTGTATAGTAGCGAAGAAGTACGACACGGGAGAGACAAGACAGTGGGTACAGGGTGAGTGTGGTGAGTTCAGGGAGTGGTCAAAGCGCATTGATACTTTTATCATGCATAACGGTATCAGCTTTGACGCCCCTGTTCTTAACAGGCTCACAGGCTCCGACATCAGGCTGGATCAGATACGTGACACACTGATTGAATCTCAACTGTACAATCCTGTCAGGGATGGTGGTCACTCTCTTGAAGCTTGGGGTAAACGTCTAGACTCTGAAAAGATAGAGTACAATGACTTCAATCACTATACTCCTGAGATGTTGGAGTACTGCAAGCAGGATGTTAATGTAACACAGAAGCTTGGCATGGCTCTGGAGGAAGAGGGCAAGGACTTCTCTGACAGGTCTTACAATCTGGAACGTCAGGTTCGTAGCATTGTGGACAAGCAACAGGAGAATGGCTTTGCCTTTGATATTATGAAGGCCATGATACTGGAAGCAAATCTATCTGATGAGTTATATAAACTTGAGGAGAAAGCACATGATATGTTTCCTCCCAAGGTGGAGAAGCGAGTATCGGAGAAGACCGGCAAGCCTCTGAAGGATAAGGTAACAGAGTTCAACATTGCCAGCCGAATACATATTGCAGAACGTCTGGAAGAGATGGGCGTGAAGTTTACTGAGCGCACCGAGACAGGCAGGGCAGTGATCAATGAGGCGGTGCTGGACAAGATTGATCTACCAGAGGCACAGATGTTCTCTCGTTACTTTCTTCTACAGAAACGAACAGGACTCCTCAAGTCTTGGATACAGGAGTGCAGCGATCAGGACAGGGTGCATGGCAGAGTGCTAACACTCAAGACTATCACAGGTCGCATGGCACACCACAAGCCTAACATGGCACAGGTTCCTGCTGTGTACAGTCCTTATGGCAGGGAGTGCAGGGAACTGTGGACTATATCCAACCCTGATACCCATCAGCTTGTTGGTACAGATGCCAGTGGTCTTGAACTTCGTTGCCTTGCACACTACATGGAAGATGAGAAGTTCACCAATGAAGTTCTGACAGGTGACGTTCACACTGCCAATCAGAAGGCTGCTGGACTACAGACCAGAGATCAGGCAAAGACATTTATCTATGCTTTTCTATACGGTGCTGGCCCCGGCAAGATAGGAACTGTTGTTGGAGGAGCATGGGCAGAGGGGGAACAACTGATTGAAAAGTTTTTGAAGAACATGCCATACCTTAACAGACTACGAAAGACTGTCACTGAGGCAGCTAAGTCTGGCAGGATCACGGGACTTGATGGCAGGAAGCTACATATCAGGCATGAACATGCAGCCCTTAACACTCTGCTTCAGGGTGCCGGTGCTATTGTCTGTAAGCAGTGGCTGGTAGAGATGGATCGCATGATCTGGGAGCATGGTCTGGATGCCAAGCTTGTGGCCTCTGTGCATGACGAGTACCAGTTTGAGGTAGCCAAGCCAGACATAGATAGCTTTACCAAGGTAACAAGGGAGGCTATGAAAGCTACGCAGAATATACTAAACTTTAAGTGTGATCTGGATTGCGATTATAAAGTTGGAAATAATTGGGCAGAAACGCATTAAAGCTATTGACTTCCACAAATTCGTGTGGTATAATATATGCTGTTGTTTTGTAGTAGACAGCATCGGGGAATGATCCCCACTCATGGCCGCAATGGTGCGGTATTTATAAAGGAGAATAGAATGAACGATCCTATTTACATTTCTGGTAAGTGCCACTATGCTTCCATCACGGAACCTAACACCAAGTTTGATCCGGTGTGGAGCATTCAGATCGAAGTCGATGATGACAATCGCTCAGTCATCGAAGGTGCTAACCTTCCCATTGCAAACAAGGGCGATGATCGTGGTGACTTTGTAACTATCAAGCGCAAGGTTATGCGTAAAGATGGTACGCAACGTCAGGCACCCATCGTAAAAGACTCACAGAACAACCTGTGGGATGGAAAGCTGGTAGCCAACGGCAGCACTGTAAATGTCAAGGCTATTCCTTTTGAATGGAACTACGCCGGAAATTCTGGTGTATCTGCTGATCTTGCGGCGGTACAGGTAGTTGACTTCATTGAGTACTCTGGAGGTGGGGGCGAAGACTTTACCCCTGTTGAAGGAGGTTATGTTCAGAACTCCGAAGCCGTTCCCTTTTAATATAGCGTAGAAAGGAAGGGGGAGAGAGTTTTTGGTCCTTTCTCTCTCCCTCTTTTTATTATGAAAACAATAGACACTCTCGTTGAAGACATATATAGTTTGTTCACACTTGATCCTATAGACATGGACGAGAGTGAGGTAGACAAACATATAGATACCTTCGGTGAAATGCTGAAGGTTCACATAAAAGATTTTCTATATGAGACACCAAAAGATCGTGGCAATCTCAGGCTCTCCGCTATTGGAAAACCTGATCGCCGCCTCTGGTATGATGTTAACAAGCCGCTGG